TTACTTACTGAGTAAGAAATGAAGGTTAACTCTAATATATTTTAAAAACTGCTGCTCCGTTTTAACATGTAATTTTCGCATAATGCTCCGGCGGAGTGACTTTGTCTGCTCTTCAGAAAGTGAAAGTAAAGCGGCCGTTTCGCTTAAATGATAACCGCTGGCGATCAGTTTTAACAGGTGACGTTCTGTTACTGAAAAATGACGAGTCGTGCAGTAGTGGCAAATGCCAGAAGGGACGCTATGTCGAAGCGCTCGCTTATGTAAGATCAATATCATTTTCCGGGTAATTTCTTCAACATCATCTTCCCGATAAATATGCGGCAGCATATACAGACATGGTCTGAACATGAGCTTTTCTTTATCGCATTTATTACAAATAATCACCCGTAGCTGATGTTGGGTATGCATAGGTATCTGATAACAGCCTGCGCTGAACCAATCATCATCCAGGGCCAGGAAAGCGATATCGGCATTATCTATCTCTTCTGGCGGCAGAAAGTCAATTTTCTGCTGCCATTGATTCGCCAGACGCGTCATGATGATTTTCAAACCATGCTCAAAGTGACTGTTTTGTTCCTTAATAGCGATACTCAGCATGAAAAATATCCTACACGGCAGGTGAATCATGGTGAAATATTAAAGAAACTGATTGATTATCTAAATACTGGCGGCCTTAATTCCCACTTTATGCGTGCTGAGATGTGTCCAGGCGATTTCCTGGAACCTGGCATTGCGCCAGAAAAGACGATATTCGTACACTTAGTCAGCAACCAGAACAAAAGCCATTGACTCAGGAGTACCTGACCGTATAATTCTCGCGTTTCGTCTACACGAAGTCTTCACTTCACAAGGCGCCCTTAGCTCAGTTGGATAGAGCAACGGCCTTCTAAGCCGTGGGTCGCAGGTTCGAATCCTGCAGGGCGCGCCATTATATATCAACTGGTTACGCCTCTTTAATTCCCTCCTTATTTTCCATATGGGACATATTTGGGACGTCATCACTGAAAATCGAGTCAATTTGCTTTGCGTGTTCCGTTAAATGGTTCGGAGCAAGGTGAGCATATCGGCGCACCATCTCGATGCTCTCCCATCCTCCCATTTCCTGCAGAACAGAAAGCGGCACTCCGGACTGAATTAGCCAACTGGCCCACGTGTGCCTCAGATCGTGGAAGCGAAAATCCTCAATTCCGGCCCGACGGCAAGCTGCATTCCATGCCCGCTGATCATCGACGCGCATCTTTCTCACGGCTGGCGTCTTTGAACCATCAGGCCGGATGCCTTCTTTCGTATGCACGAACACCCATTTATGATGCTTACCAATCTGGTCACGCAATACCTTACAGGCAGTGTCATTTAGCGCTACGCCAATAGCGCGGTTTGACTTGCTGTCTTCAGGGTTCACCCAGGCAACACGACGCTGCATGTCGATCTGTTGCCACTCCATATTGATGATGTTAGACCGCCTAAGTCCTGTTGCCAGCGCAAATTTAACAACAGACTTCAACGGTTCAGGACATTCTTCAATAAGTCTTTTTGCCTCGTCACGCTCAAGCCATCTGACGCGTTTGTTTCTGACGGCTGGTACCTTGATTACAGGCGCTTTCTCCAGCCATTTCCAGTCACGTTCTGCTGCACGCAGAATAGCCTTCATTAATGCCAGATGTTTGGCCTTAGTGGAGGTTGTGACAGGTTTAGCTGAATAGATTGGTGCAGGTTCTCCATTCTTCTGCGCCGCGGAAGCTTTGATTTTCCATATCTCAAGCTGTTTGCGGTTGCTCATCTTGTTTACTGCTAAGTAAATCTTTTGCTCGGTTACATCCTTTAACCGCACTCCCTCAAAATGCGCCAGCCAGAAAGCCATACGGCTGCGGTCATCTTTCAGTGATTTCTTCTCTTCCTTTTCCTCCAGCCAGCGCATGCAGGCATCATCAAACGTTACGTCAGGAAAATCGCCAAGCCTGTCTACTCGCCACAATTCAGCTTTGCGCTTGTCATGTAGCTCAGTAGCGAGCCGCTTGTCGGAAGTCCCAAGGCTTTCCTTAATTCGCTTCCCGCCCGGTGTCGAGTAGGACGCGTACCATATTTCACCTCTGCGGAAGATGGACATTTTCTTTCCTCTTTTATGTCATCACCCGCGCTCACCTGGACAGTATGCAGCGGAGACTGAAGCGCTGCAATGCAGGCTTGTCGAGTGGTTAGGTAAGGGGATTTCGGTTTGGTGGGGTCTTTGCGTGTTGCCTGAAGGCGGCCTGTGCGAATCCAGTTGGTGGCGGTAGGTCTGGATATCTTGAGAAATGCACAGGCCTCATCGAGCGTGAGGCTGTGTGATTCCATGGTTACTCCTGGTCAGAAAGAAGCTCTTTTATCCATTTATATGTTTTTGGTGCTCGCTTATCTGGCCTCTTAAGCTCAAGCTTAAGCAGAGCAATAAGTGAATCCCACTCACGTAAAATCGGAGAAAACCGCTTTACCTTTTTCGCTATGAGCGGAAAGCTATCTTTAATTTCAGGTATTTCATCTACGAGCATCATGCATCTTCGCAAATCGGCGGGGTCGCTTGGTGCGTCAAACCGTCCGTGGTAGAAGTTCTTTTCCAGCCCAAGAGCAATAGAAGCCATAGTTGCGCTACTTATGCCAACGTGGCCTTTCGTTTGCCACTTTAATACCTTCATTGCTAAATCAGACATCATTCACTCCATAAAACAAAACTCGCCGTAGCGAGTTCAGATAAGAGAAATCCCGGCGAGTGCGAGGTTTGTTATTTCTTCGGTGCTGAGACCGACCTGCTATGCATCAGCATCTGTGAACTCTCTCCATAAGCAAACAAGCGCCCAGAAGAGCGCTTGTTTTATCTTGCCGCATAAGATAGCTACGTGCTGAATGACATACGAACGTATAATCTTCACATGAGGTATGTTAAAAGCTATCGCATCATTGGAGTTTGAAGTTGTCGATATCATCTACAAATTCCAGATACCCATCTTCAACGCTTTTTAAAACAAGTAAATGCTTAATTCCCTCACTTAATGAGGTTGGCCTTTCAAGCACAAACTCGAACCCATCCTCGTAAATTTTGCCTAACCAATAACCACCGCCATATTCTTTAAGCCTTTGAAAGAAAACATATCCTCCAGGCTTGAAATAATTGAGTGTCTCGTCTCTATAAACGATTTGGTAGTTAGGTACTTTGCCACCCATTTTAGCCACCATGAATACTGTATTTTCATACAGTATAAATTAAAGCAAATGTTGGTCAATTTTGAAGGGTGAAATATCACTTCACCTCCAGTTGTGGTGCTGCCTCAAGAGCAGCCCTGTAACCAGCAGCATGACCGCGAAAGTTAGCAATCTCTGATAGCCACGCTTTAATCATGGCCTGAGTTGGTTCCTTCGGCACCATAACCCAACCATCCGGAATCACCGGAGAGTTGCCAATTACAGCCTCCTGATAGCGCTCAATCCTGACGTATTCCTGCACCTTATTACCATCGCATGCGAGCAACCACTGAGCAGCTTTTGCACCATCTGTGTGGAATGCGCAGGTGCGCCCATCATCAAATTGCATTTCGTAGAGGTCAGCAACCTGTTCAAACTGCGTTTGTGGCAACTCGTAAGTTTGGCTTACAGGTTCGACACCCTGAAGCATGGCGGCGTTATAGCCATCGGCAAAAATTTCTGCTTCTTCGTCGTTCAGGACTGCGCCAAGCTTAAAGGCAATATCTTTCGCCATTGATGCTGTTATTTGATTCTCTTTCACGATTTACCTCCGTTGATCATGGCAGCTCGGCAGGCGTTCCAGCCTTGCGCAAAGCTCTTTTGATAAAGATTCATGTCATCAGATGTCGCCATTTCATCCGGCACTACCGGCGCTGGCTGCTCTTTGATATGCAGTCGTGGCTCGCCGTCTTTCGGTTCAGGCCATTTGCGCTTCTTGTTCACCGCCAGCTTTTCTACCATCGCCAGGGTAATCTGCTCGTCACTGATACCAGCACGTCTTTGCGCATCCCATAACAGGAATTGCATATCGGCCCACTCGCTCAGGTCGTCAGGTTCTGCGGCAGTTTCCAATGCTTCTTTTGAGAGATGTTTCAGCGGCCCTACTGGCCCAACATCGCCGAACGTCTTATCAGACCATTCGGCGTGCTCGCGGCGAACCTGTTCGCGTTCTGAAGCTGGCGGGTAAGCATATAACGGCATATACACGGCAACATCATCAGCAGCGTTTGACTGCTGCTCTAACGTCACGCATGTACCTGAAAATTTATTTAGATATCGCACAGGTTCAGCGGTAAGCGCTGCCAGTGTCTGCTTCAGCACAATAAGAATTTTGGCGTCGTCATCGCTCAGGCCAAACGGAATATCGTCGCGAGTGTTTTCAAATTCAGCGATGGTTTGCTGTAGCCATTCTTTGGTAATAGTGGTCATCTCAATACATCCTCCACACTGATTAACCCTTTGCTGCTCAAATAGTCCATTGCATCGATATGTAACTTGCTGTCTGGTCTGGTGTTTCTAAGCGAGTAGGCCAGGCGCTTAATCCACATCGTTAATTCTTCCACTTGCTTTTCTGCCCGATCTGCTCGCTCACCCTCAGACTCTGCCAGTCCGTGGTAATGCCACTTTTCAGCCTCGTATGCGCTGGCGTAGCCATTGGCGCTGCACAGTTCATCCAGCAGCGCCAGCACATCCGGGTCGCTCACATCGACGACAGTGACGCGAGACTGTTCATAATGGTCATCTGCGATACTGCGACCTTCTGCGTAGTGGCAACCTTTATCGTCATATGTCGCGCCCGTGCAGCCATAGGTAATTCGACTGGCAGACATGCGCTGTATTGTCATTTCTTTGCCGCAAATGTGGCATTCAGGCGCAGGTTTTGGTGAATAGCGCTCTCGTAGCGCCTGTTTGTCGATTGTCATTTTATCAATCTCCCTCAACCGGAACGCCTGCGGACATAAGCGCGGCTCCTTTGCGAAGTTGGTCCGCCCATTCTTCTATCGCCTTCTCTGCGTATTCACCTGACAAACCGTCATCCGCTGGTAGTGGGTTATTGGCTAAATCCTCTTTCGCTGACAAAATCATGCGTGTCACGTCGAGAACTTCTGATACAGGTTTATCGAGGAATCCGTGATTGAATGCGGCAGCGAGGCGACTGGCGGCATAGTTGATGCCCTCGTTACGAGCCTCAGCAGACACTTCATCGAATTTACGCACCAGATACTCAGCGTTAGTTTCGTTAACCTTCAGGTCTCCCGGGATGCACTTACCGCGAAGAAAGCCTTCCATTTCGTATAGTTTCATGATGGATTCCTCAGTTATTGCTGGTAGCGCCGTAACGCGAACGGTAATTTTTAAGGCGCGGGTCTATTTCAATGAATTTGGTGTAAGTGGCTTTGCGGAATGGTCGGATGGATGTCTGGTAAATTCGTTCGCGCTCTTCTTTCTCTGCAAGCCATATACAGTGGCGTAATTCCTTTTCCTCTTTCGTTTCCTGCGGTATCGACATTATCAGGTCGTAGTTCTTTCTGAATTTTTCCAGCACCTCCGATACGGAATTGCCGGAACAGCGGCGCGGGTCATCCGCACCATATAGAGGCGCTGGCATGTTTTCACCTAGATTATTTAGCTAACTTTTTCCAGATTGCTGAAACGTATTTGGCTTGGTGAATGGCATCATCAAGCGCGTTGTGTCGAGTTCCTTCGAATGGCATATCTCGTTTAGGTTCGAACCCAATTGCCTTTCCAAGCTCGACGATGGTTCGGACGTCGCGGTCATTCCACCACTGCCACGGCGCTTGGTGCCCGGCCAGAGCATAACTGTTTCGTAGAATCACACAGTCAAATGATGCACCATTTCCCCAAACCTGAACGAATTTAGGGTTGGCGTGCTTTGTGATAAAGTCTGATAACCATGTAAGAGCCGTTGAAAGCTCTTGAGTGTCACTGGTTAGCGATTTTCTGGCGTCTTCTCCCTGTTCCATCCACCATAAAATGGTGGAAGCATCAGGACGCGCCCGGTATCGCATTGATGACTCAAGTGAGACATTAACCGAGAAATCCCCTCCTGTTTCTCCCGTTTTCAGGTCAAAGAATACTGCACCAATCGAAATAACGGGCGCGTATGGCCCATTGCCCATTGTTTCAAGGTCAATCATTAAGTGATTCATGTAAGTCCTTAAATTGCGTGAATAGCGTGACGAGGGAAGGGGAGGGTTACTGGTGCAAAGGGTATATCATCATCAAAATCCATCGGTGGCTCGTTATGTTGTGTTGGTGATGATTGCTGCTGTGGTTTCTGTGACTGCCTGTCGGCTGCTTGTTGTTTGCTGTCGCCAGTGCCTCCAAGCATTTGCATCACACCATTAATTCCAACATTAATCTCAGTGGTGTAGCGGTCTTGCCCTGTCTGGTCTTGCCACTTTCTGGTTCTCAGCATTCCCTCGAAATAAACCTGATCACCTTTTTTCACATACTGCCCTACGACTTCAGCAAGTTTCCCGACTACGGCAACACGATGCCATTCAGTCTGCTCCTTTTGTTCGCCAGTCTGTTTATCTCGCCACTGCTCTGATGTAGCGACTGTCAGGTTAGCGAACGCCGTCCCTGATGGTGAATAACGAACCTCCGGGTCTTGTCCGACCCGGCCTAAGATGATCACCTTATTTACGCCTCTACTAGCCATTTATGCCGCCTGTTTTAGTTCGTTAACTCTGATGTTCATTACCTGAACGCATTTTGTCTGCGCATCATCGTGACCAGCCAATAATTGCCAGTCATGCTGATATCTCTCAATTAGCTTTTTCTTGTCAGTTTCTGTTGCTGCATAATCGCTGAAGTCTTTCAGGATTTGTTCGCAGTCAACCGATGGAGATTTCTGGTTGGTATTTTCTGGTGATGGTTGATTGCCTGATGCTGGCATGGCCCAGTTCGGCAGCGATGGAGGGAGCCAGTAAAATCCTGTTCCATCCTTCAGTTTGGCCCTGTGCCATCCTTGTTTCTTATCACTGGATATCTGCGCAAAACCTTCCTCAAGGTTATAGAGATACCGACCAATTCCCCACTGAACGGCAGCACGCTTCATTGCGCCGGAGCGACCACCTTTGACGGCTTCTACATGTGTGTTTTCAGCAGCATCCCATTTAGTTACCCATTCTGAATCAATCTTGATTGATATGCCGCATTCAACGCCACCGTTGTTGGGTATATCGCGGTATTCATTGCGCCATCCTGCTTTGCCGCAAACATCGTCCAGGCGTTTCATGATTGCCCTGTTCGTGACATAAGCCAGCACCATAGCCCACACCTTGCCATCGCGTGTTTTACCGCTTTGCTGTATTCGCCATTCGATATCTTCAGGATTGAATGGGGCGTCGAATTTATTCAAATCCATAATTCACCTCAGAATGGTAATTCGGAAGGATTAGCCAGAAATTCACCTTTGTTTATTCGCTCGTTTTTGGCTAATGAAAGGCAATTTCGTTTCATCGATTTATTACCTGACTTGCGCCAGTACATTGCCTCTGTCAGGTGATACTGACGTTTTAACCTGCTCAACTCCGGTGTCCTTGCTAAATCCACTGGTATCATTTCAACCTCCATTCGCGAAAGGCTTCTACAGCTTCGCGATACATTATTTTGTCACCAAGATAAACAGCAATTGCGAATTTAGACTGAATAGCCATAAGTGATTTATCCATTACACGGCACTCCTGGTTGATTCAGGATATCGACCAGACTTTTCCATCCGTTTCGTAATTTTCTGGTAATTCTGTCGAGAAGTGATTCAGAAGGGCAGCCAGCAATGGGCCACCCGGCAAAACGATATTGCATGGCGTGCTCCTTAGTTAATTTGCATAACAAAAATGCCTCGAATGAAGCGTTGTTGGTATGCGAAAAAAAGCCGCCCTGACTGCGAGCGGCAAATAACATCAAGGGATGATTTTTCGATTAACCAGAACGAGTCGTCGTCCTCGCTTGGTTACGAGCGATATTGCTCCGTGTATTCACTCACTGGAATGAATACACAGTGCTTATTCGCTTTCTATCTCTTCAAACCCCCAATCCATTCTTTCCCATGCAACATCCTTCATAATTTCATCCTTATCCCCTTCACTGTATGAGTCCCATTCATCATCAGAGATACCAAGATCCTCTTCAATGTCAATTTCCTGCTTATAGCAGGAATGAATATTTGCGCCTGAATCTAGCCAAACTTTAAATTTTCTGCCCATTTAAAATTTCTCATCATAGTTATGCGATATTGCTCACATAGCAGACTGCGCAATCTGCTATAGGTGCATCACTCACACGCTACAAACTCACCATCTTCATTCAGTTGATACCATGTATTCGGCATAATACCGTTCTCGCCAACTTTGCTTGCGCGGATGTGAATCAGTTCGCCATCTTCATCGCGATAACAGAGGACGATTGCACCACCTTCTGATGCGCGAGCTTTTCCTTCAATGCCGAACGCCGCTGCTACGGATTGTGATCCAGAAACTTCTGCCGCTGACCGGTTGCCAGTGTTAGTTGCCGCTGAACAGTCGCCAGTGTTAGTTGCCGCTGAACAGTCGCCAGTGTTAGTTGCCGCTGAACAGTAGCCAGTGTTAGTTGCCGCTGAACAGTCGCCAGTGTTAGTTGCCGCTGAACAGTAGCCAGTGTTAGTTGCCGCTGAACAGTAGCCAGTGTTAGTTGCCGCTGAACAGTCGCCAGTGTTAGTTGCCGCTGAACAGTAGCCAGTGTTAGTTGCCGCTGAACAGTCGCCAGTGTTAGTTGCCGCTGAACAGTCGCCAGTGTTAGTTGCCGCTGACCGGTTGCCAGTGTTAGTTGCCGCTGAACAGTCGCCAGTGTTAGTTGCCGCTGAACAGTCGCCACACATGATCTGCTGCTCAAGAGACTTATCTATCTTGCTCCAAATCCATTCGATACCACGTTGAATGAACTGAGGAAGCGTTAACTCTGCCTTAATCGTTATGCTGGCGCTGGCGATTTTGGTGTCACCATCTTCTTCGCGGTCAGTAATACCGAAGGAGATGGTTTCTGCAAAGCGGCTGTCTGCAGGAGAGTAATAACTGAAAACATCGAAAGGACATTCACAGGCGTGGAATCCAGAACCGCAAGCCTCCACTTTTCCATCGTGATGGAAGGTCTTGCCAATTTCAAACTGAAAGTCACGGCACTTTAGGTCTTTGTTAAATCCCTTGAATGTCACAATTTCTTTGGTCATGTTGTTATTCCTTAAATTTTGGCAATAAAAAAGGCCGCATTGCGACCTGATTAGATGAGAGGCTTGCTGCCTGAATAATTATCTAGCGGTAATTTGCCCACACTTACGATGGCCAGCCGCGTAAAGTGCTACGTCTGGAAGAAGTACAGATCCTCCTTCAACTTCCTTATGTCGCGTTCCGGCAAGCGAAATGGCTTTGGTAACGCGGTCAATTCTTTTGGCTTTAACCTCATGAGAAGCATCAGGAGCATCGCAGCCAAAAATTGAATCGATGATATTGCAGATGGTGTCGCGCTCTATGGCTAGCTTTCTGCGCCGCTCATGACGGCGAGTTTTAGCATTGCCTGCAAACGTTGACTTCCCGTAGGTGATAACCGTCATGATTTAATCCTCATGTGAAATGGCTTTGGTGTTGCAGATAGCCAGGCGACTAACCCTCACCGCGTACTCATTGCCGAGCGCCTCCGCCGAAGAGGTTGGCTTCTACCTGCAACCCAAACCCATCTCGTTTGGTATTTGTTCGCGCTTTGTCAGCGCATCATCGAAGTTAAAGAGCGTTGCCTTTCCGTTTGGCTACCAGCGTCCTGCTGATGGCTAAACAATACAAAATGTACTTAACATCGTCAATACAAAATGTACTGAAAATTGATAAATAAATACTATGTGTATGAAACTAAATGGAAAAAATATTTTGGTATTAAAAAACCCGCATAAGCGGGCTAGGGGAGTGAATTGTTAGAGGCCTTGCCATTTTGCTTCAATGACAACACCGATAATGCGGCAATTTCCGTTTATGGGGATCATGTGATAGCTGGGGTTTAACGGTTTAAGATATTTCTGTCCAGCGTCAACAATATATTTCTTGAAGGTTGCCTCGTTTTCAGACTCAAGCTTTGCCACCACGAGTCTTCCATTAGTCGGTTCGATAGCCGGATCAACAAGAATTTGCATTCCTTCCGGTATGCTTAATCCTGTAGGAGATGTCATAGAGTCGCCACGAACGGTTAGCCAGAATGACCTTTCGCTTGCATGTGCAGTTGTCTCAGGCCACACCTCTATTTCTCGGAGTTGGTAAGGTTCAACAGCCTCACACCAGTTACCTGCGCTCACCCAGCTAATCAGGGGAAATCTCCTTATTTCTGTGTGTGGACGAGGACTTGAAACATTGTTCAGGTTGGAGTCTGGATAATCAACCATCCCATCAGAACTTAATACTAGCTCCTTCAATCCTAGCTGCTTCATGATCGCTGCAATATCTTCAATACTTGGTTCGCGGCGGCCATTAAGCCAATGACCTATCGCCCCCTGAGTCTTACCGAGAGCTTCAGCAAGTTTATCCTGGGTTAGGCCTATTTGTTTCATTCTGGCTTTCGCCAGCTCATTCCACGGTGTTTTCATGCGCCGATTATTACGAGATGTATTGACTGTGACAACACACATATTGTATTAATTACCTTGCTTTTATTTAGTACGAAATGTATTATTAAGTTACGTACCATCCTGAGGAGATATACCGATGAGCAATCTTCGGAAAATCCGGGAAACCATGAAGGTATCCCAGGCCGTTTTGGCCGAAAAGGTTGGGTGTACTCAGGGAGCAATTGGTCATTACGAATCAGGGCGACGCCATCCGGATTTGAGAATGTGCCGCCAGCTCGTAGAGGCGCTCAACAGTTTTGGCGCGAATGTTCAGCTAGACGATGTGTTCCCACCTGAACTTAATGCTGCCTAAGTAGTACCGCTCTTTACCAATCTGAACCGCCGACAACGCGGTAAATCTATTAAGCGGATTTGCGTGTATTTGCGAATCCAACTCTATCTAATTTCTAAGGAATATTTTGAATGAACGTAGTTGCAACTAAAAGCAAGAAGGCGGCTCGCATTGAGTCCACTTTACTCAACAAGTTAGCCATGATGGGCCAGAAGACATTCGCTAAAGCTATGGGTGTTCCTGAATACCAGGTAAGCCGATGGAAGAACGGTTTCTTCTCTCAGGTCAGCATGATGCTTGCGGTTCTGGAGTATGGAATCGAAGACGAGGAAATGGCAGAGCTCACCAGGCGACTTGCTACCTACCTGACAAAAGAAAAAGCCCCGAAGAACGGCGAATTCTTCGAGGCCTGATGTAGAAAGACTGGATCAATCCACAGGAGTAATTATGACATACGAAAATGACAAATTCCAGGTTCTGAAGAGCATGAAGGTGCCAGATGATTTTAAATCAAATGGCTTTGTTTATGTGCTTTCGAATGAGTGCATGCCAGGAATTTATAAGATTGGGATGACTAAGCATTCACCAGAAGTTAGGGCTAAGGAAATTTCAGCCTCTACTGGCGTTCCTAAACCATTTAAGGTGATAGCAGCCTTTCATTCAAATAATCCCGCAGCAGATGAAAAACTCATTCATAAAGCCTTTGCAAAAGAGAGGCTTAGTGATAATCGAGAGTTTTTCAATCTTGAAGATAATGAGCTTTCTGAATCTCTAAATGAAATAAGGGCGCTGGTTGGCCCTGAAAGAAATGGCGAGACGGCAGAATACGCAATTTACGACTCATTCATTTCTTTCCGCCATGAAAATGAGCTTGATCTTAATGAGGAGCTTATTGAGCAAGGTCTGGGTAGTGTAGTTGGTCATCTTCCTGCGGTGAAAAATTTCCTTATTCGCGCCGGAATTGATTACGCGAAGAAACTGATAAGCAAATATAACTCATCGATAGTTATTAATACAGATGGCAGTGTGGTGATGGTCAAGTCTCTTGAAGCCCAATGCTTTGATGCGGAGGTTGGAAATGAGCCTGGCTGAAGTATTTTACCTGTCGAAGAGTGAACCTGTTGAACAGGAGCGAAGAGTGGCTGATATCGATGATGGTTACACCAGATTCGCTAACGAGCTGCTGGAAGCTATCGCAAGTGCCGATTTAACCGCTCGCCAGTTGAAAGTTATGCTGGCCTACGTCCGGAAAACATATGGCTTCAATAAGAAAACAGATCGAATAGCCGATGAGCAAATTGCTCAGTTAACAGGACTGTCAAGGCAGAATGTTAACAAGGCAAAAAAAGAACTGATTTCAATGAATTGCCTGTTTATGGATGGAAATCAAATCGGTGTAAACAGGGAGGTATCTGCGTGGCAATTCAGCAAGTGTCTCCAAGTTAGCAACTTTGTCTCGAAGTTAGAGACAAAAAATGTCTCCAAATTAGAGACACTCAATGTCTCGAAGTTAGAGACACACAAAAGACATTCTTTAAAGACAAAAGAAAATATTAATAAACCCCCTATATCCCCCAAAAAAAATTCTCAGAAGTTCGACCCGCTAGAAACAGAGTTGCCTGATTGGTTATCGGCAGAAACATGGTTGTCGTGGGTTACCTATCGCAAGGAGATAGGTAAGTCGATCAAGTCTAAGCAAAGCGTCACGCAGGCTATCAACGTTCTAAGCAGAAGTCTGGAGAAGGGATATACACCTGAAGAAATAATAAACCAGAGCATCGCCAGTGGTTGGCAGGGGATTTTTGAACCCAAGACTCCAAAGGGGAAATCTCAACAGAGACCACAGCAGCGAGCTATGCAGGAAAACTTTGCCACCAAGGATTACGGACAAACTGAAATGCCTTCATGGGCGCAGGAGTGAACATGACGCTGGATGAAAAGATCTCCCAACTGGAGAAAAAACTTGCAGAATTGAGTTCTCCGCCAATTGCTATCGAGCATACAGCTGTAGAAATTGGCACTGGCATCTGTGAAAAACATGGTGAGTTTGAGCAGCGTAACCGTTACTCGACTGGGCCAATTAAGTTTGCCTCAAGACCCAGCGAATGCCCGGAATGCATGAGGGATGAGCTTATTGAGCTACAGGCTGAGAAGATTAAAATCGACGAGGCATCACGTAAGCGAAATGTTGAGTTTTTATTGAATAATCTTGATATTCCTGAACGATTCAAGGGATGCACACTGCAGAACTACGAGCCAGTAAACGATGATGCAAAACGAGTGCTCAGGGTATGTCAGGCATACGCCAGTAAGTGGCCTGAGAGGTTACAGAAAGGCGGTGGGCTGGTTATGTGTGGAAAGCCTGGTACTGGAAAGAATCATCTTGCACTGGCTATCGCCAGGCACGCCATTACGGAACATCAAAGCTCAGCTATTTTTACAACGGCGCTGAAAATTGCCAGAGAATACAAATCAACATGGTCGAAAAACTCCACCCGCACTGAGGATGAAGTGATCCGGCAGTTCACTAAACCTGACCTGCTAATTATCGATGAGGTTGGTGTGCAGTTTGGAAGCGAGGCGGAAAAGATGATCATGTTCGAGATTATCAATACCCGCTATGAGCGCATGAAACCAACCATTCTGATAAGCAACCAAAGCAAGGATGAGCTTTCTGCTTTTATTGGTGAGCGAGTTATAGACCGCATGAACGATGGAGGAGGATGCACACTGGCTTTCACATGGGATAGCTACAGGAGCAAATCGTGAAAGACAAAGGCCAAATGCGAGGTATAGCAGCTTTCGTTGCAACTAATCCGGGGTGCTTTTGCCATGAGGTTATAGCAGGAACCGGCATTCAGAAGTGCGCAGTTACATCTGCCCTAATCAAGCTGGTAAAACGCGGGACCATATGGAGGGTTGGTAATCCAAAGCATTACCGGTACTTCATAGCCACCAAGGCCGAAGTAATTGTGAATGATATGGCTATTAAGCCAGGAGACTACGACCACGATAGGCCAAATCCTTTGAGTGCCATGTTCAACCAGAAGCTACGTGAGGTTAGACGATGACCATCTACATCACTGAGTTGGTAACAGGCCTGCTGGTAATCGCAGGCTTTTTTATTTGGGGGAGAGGGAAATGAACGATAGCTACCGACAATTCGAAGAGTGGTGGTCAAAATACAAAAGCCCGTTCACGGAAGACGACGGGTTAAAAGAGTTTGCCTGGGTGATATGGCAGGCATCACGCACGGATATTGAACTGGATATCGACTGGCCTGAAGCGAATGACGATACATGGAAGGATGGCGAAGATGGGGCTTATGCTATGGGCCATGAGGATGGGAAGGACAAAACGGCAATTGCAGTGATGAAAGCCATCCGCGCCGCTGGAATCAAAGTGAAGGAGTGAGTATGAGCGAGAAGACAATAACTCTAACGCGTAGACAATATCGACATCTTTGTGACGCACTGATCAACGCCGTAAACATGGGGCCGCAATTCCTGGCCATCACCACAGATGGAAGTGAAATGTCAGACAAGGCTTTCTATCAGGCTCAACTGTTGCGGCAGGCTATTGAGCGTCAATTAAAGGTATCTACAGATGAGAGGTGAGTATGCAGGAGTTTATTCTGCACGAAACTAATAAATCGCAATTCTGGTTAGTTCTGAAGCAAATCCTCTCTACCGGCAAACGCTGGCGCATAAAAATCTCCGAGTACCGCGAAAAGCGATCTCTACCTCAAAACAGCCTCTTGTGGAAATGGAACACGGAAATAGCGGAGCAGTTGTCTGCTACAGGCGTTGACCATTTTACCGAAGAAGAGGTCCACGAATGGCTCAAGGACATGTACTGCCCGGCAAAGCCGGTAACGGTATTTGGCATGACGCGTTATGTAAAGTCTACAAAGCAACTGGATATCGGAGAGATGCACAAATATCTGACAGATATTGACCAGTGGGCGCATCAGAAGGGACTGCGGCTGACCATTCCTGACAATTGCGAGTATCGGGATCTTAAGGAGAGGCAATTAGAGTGACGATTAAATCAAACACCCCATCACACGACAAAGACTGCTGGCAAACGCCGATTTGGCTTTTTGATGCGCTGGATATTGAGTTTGGATTCTGGCTGGATTCGGCGGCGAGCGACAAAAATGCTCTGTGCGCTCACTGGCTAACTGAGGCCGACGACGCGCTAAATTCTGAGTGGATAAGCCACGGTGCAATCTGGAATAACCCACCGTACAGCAATATCAGGCCGTGGGTGGAAAAAGCCGCTGAGCAGTGCATACAGCAGCGACAGACGGTAGTGATGCTTGTGCCAGAGGATATGTCTGTCGGATGGTTCAGCAAGGCGCTGGAGAGCGTTGACGAAGTTCGCATTATCACTGATGGGCGGATTAATTTTATCGAACCATCAACAGGACTGGAGAAGAAGGGTAACAGCAAAGGCTCCATGCTACTGATTTGGCGACCATTCATCAGCCCTCGCAGGGTGATAACTACTGTATCTAAACATGCTCTGATTGCGATGGGGCAGGGTGTCAGGAGTGCCGCATGAAATACTGCTACCGATGCGGAGAAAGCAAAGACGATTATCGATTCCGGCCAAATCAACCTTATTGGCACCAATGGTGTATCAGATGTGAGCGGTCGCCAGTAGGTAATTTCCCGCTTCCAGAGACGAAGGAGGACGTATGGCACGACAGCGACGAAGCATCACCGACATAATCTGCGAAAACTGCAAATACCTTCCAACGAAACGCTCCAGAAATAAACCCAAGCCAATCCCAAAAGAATCTGACGTAAAAACATTCAATTACACGGCTCACCTGTGGGACATCCGGTGGCTAAGACATCGTGCGAGGAAATGACAATGGGTTATTCACAGTTAAGTGATTTTGAAATTAACCGAATGGTAGGAGACATAATTTTTAAAGGCCTTTGGGCATGTAAGCCGGAAACGTCAGGGAATAACACCAACAAATGGTATTACGGAAACGCTGATACAACTTTTGAGCCATTAAACCATTTACCTGACTACTGCAATGATCCGAGTGCCTCATGGCCGATTATTGAGAAACACAGGATTTCTATCTTAGACCAGTTAACTGAATGGTGTGTGGATGCAAAAGGCGTAAGCCCAATATTTGATACCAGACCTCTCCGCGCCGCCATGATTGTCTTTCTCATGATGCAGGACGCCAATAATGCTTAGCCCATCCCAATCCCTTCAATACCAGAAAGAAAGCGTCGACCGAGCTTTAACGTGCGCTAACTGCGGTCAGAAGCTTCATGTGCTGGAAGTTCACGTGTGTGAGCACTGCTGCGCAGAACTGATGAGCGATCCGAATAGCTCAATGTACGAGGAAGAAAACGATGAATAACGTCAAGTCATATTCACCCAGAGAGCAGGACTACATCAGGCGTGTAGCTGGTAAGGTTCCTGCAGACGTTATGGCTGCAGCGCTTGGAAGAACCAGAAACAGCCTGGTTAACTGGGCTAATCGCCATGGAATAAGCCTGAGAGTTCCTTATGGAATACTTAAAAAGCACTGGCCTGAATATGCTGAAAAAATGACAAAAGGTGGACGCAATGGCGCTAAAGAGAGATAAGTTTGATGACGTTTTCTCCCAACTGGTTAGGGAGCGAACGGACTGGCAATGCGATTACTGCGGACGATCATTTCACCACGAAAGACAAAAACTCCACTGTTCCCACTTCAAATCCCGACGACACAAAGCCACCAGATACCATCCCTATAACGCCTTCGCCCACTGCGTTGGCTGTCACCGAAAACTTGAAGAAGACCCATACGAATTCACCGCGCATGCGGAGATTGTCTATGGGGAGATGACAATAGAACGTGTAGCGCGTCTGGCGTGCGTTCCTGTGCGATTAAAGCCGTGGCAGATGGAAGAGCTATACCAGCATATGAAAAGCGAACTGAAGCGGTTACAGGAACTAAGGTCGCATGGTGTTACAGGGCGCATCGATTTCACATTGCCAGACTGGTATCAGGACGGAATTCAACTCCGCATGGGGGAATCTCAATGTGCAGCATAACCAGCATTAACCATGCAAAACAGCAGCGTGAACGTGACGAAGCTGAATTGCGCAGCATCAGAGAGATGACGGAGCAACATCAGAAGGCAATGAATTATCTGCATGATCGAGAGCGCGAACTGGTGAACCGGCTTGGATTGAACAAGCCGTCGGGAGGCAATGCTGCATGAGTATACGAGAATTGAACCTCACTAAAGAGCAGCATGACTGGCTTAATGGGTGGCTTGAGCTATGGGGGGCATGGGTTTATTCAGGAAGACTCGAAAAACGCATGAGCAGCGTTATAGCGCAGTTTATGGAGAGGGTAGAACCATCAAGAGTGATGACAAGGCCAATGTGCAATGATGATGACGGAATGTTGATTTCTCAGGTCGTAGATTCCGTTATGCGCATCGACACAAAGGCCTTTGGCATTCTGCTTAGCTATTACGCACATGGTTCCTCTAAGTACGCCATATCATCCTACTATCACAAGACTGCAAGTCCCCGCAAAATGTCAGGCCGCGGCGGAGAAAGGATGCGCAAGCCATCTCTTATTACCTGTCGGAGAGAAGTAGATGACGTACTCAAGGCATCCCTGTTCATGCTTTATCAACCGATGCTAAATGCCTTCAATAGTCGTAAACGTGTGGATAAAATTAAACATGTTGCATAGATTGTGTTGACATCCATGAGCAAATGAGCAATCATAAGCGAATAAGCTGCCGTTAGTGACTCTTAAGTTGCAACGGTGGCTTTTTTTATTTGGGTCAGTCGTATAAAGGTCATTACGGAAGGCTGTTAACCTTCTTATCGTGGTTCGAGTCCACGCTGTCCCGCCAGACATGCTGGTTTAGCTCCAATGGTAGAGCAGTCGCCTTGTAAGCGAATGGGTAGCGGTTCAAGTCCGTTAACCAGCACCATAACTGAGCCGTAGCCACTGGCTATCCTGAATTCATCAGTGATAGTTACGCTGCGGCCTTCTACACATGACCTTCGTGAAAGCGGGTGGCATGAGGTTGCGCTAACAACCTCCTGCCGTTTTGCCCGTGCATATCGGTCACGAACAAATCTGATTACTAAACACAGTAGCCTGGATTTGTTCTATCAGTAATCGACCTTATTCCTAATTCAATAGAGCAAATCCCCTCAATGAAGGGGTAGAGCATGTACCGTATGGACAAAATCAGAGAATGGTTCAGTTACAGCTTCGGAGGACTGACTGCGATGGGTGGCATTCTCTCCCTGAATGACTGGGCTGTAATCATTGGTATTCTTTGTACTGTCGGCACATTTGGCATCAACTGGTACTACAAACGCAAAGAGCGTGAGGACAGATTGAATGGCAATGTCACCGGCACTACGAAATAGCGTAATAGCGGCGATAAGTGGCGGGGCTATTGCTATAGCATCTGTGTTAATCACTGGCCCCGGTGGTAACGATGGTCTGGAAGGTGTCAGATACAAACCATACAAGGACGTAGTTGGTGTATTGACTGTGTGTTATGGCCACACCGGAAAAGACATCATGCTCGGTAAAACGTATACCGAAGCAGAATGCAAATCCCTCCTGAATAAAGACCTAGCTACTGTCGCCAGACAAATTAACCCGTACATCAAAGTCGATATACCGGAAACAACGCGCGGCGCTCTTTACTCGTTCGTCTACAACGTGGGTGCTGGCAATTTCAGAACATCGACGCTTCTTCGCAAAATAAACCAGGGCGATATCAAAGGCGCATGTGATCAGCTACGGCGCTGGACATACGCTGGCGGTAAGCAATGGAAAGGGCTGATGACTCGCCGCGAGATTGAGCGTGAAGTCTGTTTGTGGGGGCAGCAATGAGCATGATTTGCTTTTTCATGGCAGCGTTGCTCGCATTCAATGGCAACGATGCGTGGCCGTGGTTTCTGGCCGTTGGGGTGTTGATGTCATGAGTCGGTTAACCGCGATTATCTCCGCTCTGGTTATCTGCATCATCGTCTGCCTGTCATGGGCTGTTAATCATTACCGTGATAACGCCATCGACTACAAAGACCAGCGCGATAAAGCCACATCTATCATCGCTGACATGCAGAAGCGTCAACGTGATGTAGCAGAACTTGATGCCAGATACACAAAGGAGCTTGCTGATGCTAACGCGACTATCGAAAGTCTTCGTGCTGATGTTTCTGCTGGTCGTAAGCGCCTGCAAGTCGCCGCCACCTGTGCAAAGTCAACGACCGGAGCCAGCAGCATGGGCGATGGAGAAAGCCCAAGACTTACAGCAGATGCTGAACTCAATTATTACCGTCTCCGAAGTGGAATCGACAGGATAACCGCGCAGGTTAACTACCTGCAGGAGTATGTCAGGACTCAGTGCCTGAAGTGATTCGTCAACCAATAAACAGAACAGCCTGACTTCGGTCGGGCTTTTTTATACCCAAATTTCACCGCGCATTCTCGTGCGCATATCAACCAAGAGCCTTTCGGGGTAGAGCTTGAGATAGGGCAGTGGTAACGCTGACCGCTCTTGGGCTGCCCGTATCTACGAGAACAGGCTCAACCACCAAAAGGTATCAGCGAAATGAAATCATTAACCCTCTTCAATCAACCAATCCGTGTCGGTGAAGACGGCATGATCTGCCTCACCGATATGTGGAAAGCCAGTGGCAAAAGTGATGCTGAATCTCCGTACCACTATCTGCGAAACAAGCAGACCAAGGAGTTCCTAGCCGAATTGAAGAAAAACCACGAATCTGTGGTTTTAACGACGCGCGGCGTACACGGCGGAACCTATGGCGGTAAATTTGTTGCTTACGATTATGCGGCCTGGTTAAACCCCGGGTTCAAGTACGCGGCCTATAAAGTCCTCGATGACTACTTCACCGGAGAGCTTCATCATCGCAACAGCTTAAGTGCGCAGCTCAACATGAAATGTCATGAGTTTGACCAGAAGAAAGACATGGCGAGCTTCTGCGGACAAGGCCTCGCGGCATGGCGCTACACGAAGCCTGGTTTGATCGCTGAGATTAACACCCTGGCTAACCAGCTGCAGATTACGATCCCTGGGCTGCCAGGATGAGTAATCGCGTCATTGAATGCGCCTCCAGAGCGGGGCGCGACTTCTCAGAGTTCATGAATGGCGAGAAGGGCATGATGGAAGCGTTGGCCTCGGTGGATGAGTTTGGCGAGCAGCTGCGCCTCAACGGCTGTGTCAATCATCACTTTGTCAGCTACATGATGCGGAACTCGATCATGCAGGCATTCATGGACATGGCAAAAGCCGAGAAGAAAGAAGAGCGCCGGCGTAAACGAGCGGAAGCAAAAGCGAAGTAGCCATTACAAAGCCTATCTACGGGTGGGCTTGATAATGAAACCTGAGTTTATTTCCTGTCAAACAATATTCAATTAGCAGCAGTGCAGCTAAACAACCCAAGCCAGTAAGTGGGGAAATAACACTGGCAGCCACTGAAAGATGAACCTCCTGCCTTATGGCAAAAAAGATTCTTTGTGGTGGCGGACTGATGGAAAGACATCCTAATCAAGCAACCACTCCATAGGGTCATAATTATGAACGACCAGCAAATCGAAAAAGAAATCGTTGAGAAAGGCAAAACGGCACCGCGAATCACCCCGCAGCACATCGAAGACGTGATTAAAAGCGAGCATTACTTTACTGCTTATGATGGACGAAATGGTGCCATTTCCAGCAACGAATATTGTGGCAGGGAAAAACCAGAAGAAGGCGATCGTGATTTATCACCATTGAAGCTGCTCACTTTCTGCGTACTGGTGCTGAAGAATGGCTTCACCGTCACCGGAGAGAGTGCCTGTGCAAGCCCTGAAAACTTTGATGCAGAAATTGGTCAGAAGATTGCCCGGCAAAATGCTGTAAACAAAATCTGGATGCTCGAAGGTTACTTGCTGAAGCAGAAGCTAAGCGAACAGTAGTTATTACAAAAGCCATTCCCTACAGAGTGGCTTTGATAATGGCTTATACCCTACACGGGATAACTTAACTGATATCCCTTTTAACGGATAAACGGAGCCAACAATGGCAGAGATTATTCCCATGACTGAAGAACAGAAATTCCAGTTAGAGATTTACAAACTGGTCATGAACCAGAACGCAGCCGCAGAAGAAGTATTTCAATTCATCGGCACTGATGAGCTGAAGCTTGAGTTATTCAAGATTCACTTCCAGTCAGGCGGCGCTAATTCTGATATCACGACCCGCACTATCGAAGCGGTGCGTAAATCGAAGGAAGCGTTAGACCTGTTCACTACCGGAGCATAAACATGGCGCGCCCAACGAAGTATCAAGAGGCGTATGCCGAACAGGCACGCAAACTGTGCTTGCTGGGCTATACAGACGCCGAACTCGCGGACTTCTTTGAAGTTAGCGAGGCAACAATCAACAATTGGAAATTGGAATATCCGGAGTTTTTAGAGTCCATAAAAAAGGGTAAGTCCGTCGCTGATGCAGAAGTTAGTGATCGTCTTTATCAACGCGCTATGGGCTTCGTGGCTCCAGACATCGATATTCGTGTTATTGAAAACAGAATTGTCGAAACTCCTCTTGAGAAGTATTACCCGCCTGATACAACAGCTGCCATCTTCTGGCTTAAGAACCGACAGAAGGATAAATGGCGCGACAAGGTTGATCACGAGCTAACAGGCAAAGACGGCGGCGCAATCCAGATTGAAACATCACCGATGAGCACTCTATTCGGAAAATGACCTCGATTAATCCTATCTTTGAACCGTTCATTGAGGCGCATCGCTACAAAGTCGCCAAAGGCGGTCGAGGTAGCGGTAAGTCATGGGCAATCGCAAGGCTGCTTGTTGAAGCGGCGCGTCGGCAGCCGGTGCGCATCCTCTGTGCTCGTGAACTGCAAAACAGTATCAGCGATTCGGTAATCCGACTGCTTGAAGACACCATCGAGCGTGAAGGGTATTCGGCTGAGTTTGAAATTCAGCGTTCAATGATTCGTCATCTCGGAACGAATGCTGAATTCATGTTCTACGGCATAAAAAACAACCCGACTAAGATTAAATCGCTCGAAGGTATTGATATCTGCTGGGTGGAAGAAGCGGAAGCGGTAACGAAGGAATCATGGGATATCCTGATACCAACCATCCGCAAGCCGTTTTCCGAAATATGGGTGAGCTTTAACCCGAAGAACATACTCGACGATACCTATCAGCGATTCGTCGTAAATCCTCCCGATGATATTTGCCTGCTGACGGTGAACTACACCGACAACCCGCACTTTCCTGAAGTTCTCCGTCTGGAGATGGAAGAGTGCAAACGCAGAAATCCGACACTGTATCGTCACATCTGGCTTGGTGAGCCAGTGAGCGCAAGTGATATGGCAATCATCAAACGTGAATGGCTTGAAGCCGCAACCGATGCGCACAAGAAACTCGGATGGAAAGCGAAAGGCGCTATTGTCTCTGCGCATGATCCATCAGATACAGGGCCAGATGCTAAAGGTTATGCATCGCGTCACGGTTCGGTAGTTAAGCGCATTGCCGAAGGTCTGCTGATGGACATCAACGAGGGTGCTGACTGGGCTACTTCGCTGGCGATTGAAGACGGCGCTGACCACTACCTGTGGGATGGTGATGGTGTTGGTGCCGGGCTACGCAGACAGACAACGGAAGCGTTCTCCGGCAAGAAAATCACCGCCACGATGTTCAAGGGCAGCGAATCGCCATTCGATGAAGATGCGCCGTATCAGGCCGGAGCATGGGCTGATGAAGTCGTGCAGGGAGACAACGTTCGCACTATTGGCGATGTGTTCCGCAATAAGCGAGCGCAATTCTATTACGCGCTGGCTGACAGGCTGTATCTGACATATCGGGCGGTTGTCCACGGTGAGTATGCAGACCCCGACGACATGCTGAGTTTCGACAAAGAAGCGATAGGCGAGAAGATGCTGGAGAAGCTGTTTGCAGAACTGACGCAGATTCAGCGCAAATTCAATAACAACGGGAAGCTGGAGCTAATGACTAAGGTCGAAATGAAGCAGAAGCTCGGTATTCCATCTCCTAACCTGGCTGATGCGCTGATGATGTGTATGCATTGCCCGGCATTGGTCCGCGAAGAAACAGAAATATACGTTCCCTCATCCTCCGGTTGGTAAACATGGCAGAGACATTAGAGAAAAAACATGAGCGGATCATGCTCAGGTTTGACCGCGCCTATTCTCCACAGCAGGAAGTGCGCGAAAAGTGCATTGAAGCTACGAGGTTTGCTCGTGTCCCCGGAGGTCAATGGGAAGGAGCAACGGCGGCTGGAACTAAGCTTGATGAGCAGTTCGAGAAGTATCCTAAGTTTGAAATCAATAAGGTAGCAACTGAACTTAACCGCATCATTGCAGAATACCGCAATAACAGAATCACCGTTAAGTTTCGTCCTGGTGACAGAGAGGCAAGCGAAGAGTTAGCCAATAAATTAAATGGTCTGTTCCGTGCTGACTACGAAGAAACTGATGGCGGTGAGGCTTGCGATAATGCATTTGACGACGCTGCTACTGGTGGTTTCGGTTGCTTCCGTTTGACGTCGATGCTGGTCAATGAATACGACCCCATGGACGATCGTCAGCGCATTGCTATTGAACCAATATACGACCCGTCTCGCTCTGTGTGGTTTGACCCTGATGCTAAGAAGTACGACAAATCTGACGCGTTGTGGGCTTTCTGTATGTACTCACTTTCTCCGGAGAAGTACGAAGCAGAATATGGCAAGATGCCTCCTGCTTCGCTCGATGTAACAACGATGACCAGTTGGGAATATGACTGGTTTGAGTCCGAAGTGGTTTACATCGCCAAATACTACGAGGTTCGCAAGGAATCAGTTGACGTCATCAGCTATCGCCAGCCATTAACCGGGGAGATTGCTACCTACGACAGCGACCAGATCGAAGAGATTGAAGATGAACTGGCTGACGCTGGGTTCGTTGAAGTAGCTCGACGATCTGTGAAACGTCGCCGTGTTTATGTCTCCGTGGTTGATGGTCAGAACTTTCTTGAGAAGCCGCGCCGCATCCCTGGTGAGCATATCCCGCTGATTCCTGTGTATGGCAAGCGCTGGTTCATTGACGATATCGAGCGAGTCGAAGGTCATATCGCAAAAGCGATGGACCCGCAGCGCCTGTACAACCTTCAGGTGTCGATGCTGGCTGATACAGCAGCGCAAGACCCCGGGCAGATTCCTATCGTTGGTATGGAGCAAATCCGAGGCCTTGAAAAGCACTGGGAGGCTCGCAACAAGAAACGACCAGCATTCCTTCCGTTGCGTGAGGTGAAGGATAAAGCCGGGAACATTATCGCCGGAGCAACGCCAGCAGGTTACACGCAGCCAGCAGTCATGAATCAGGCTCTGGCTGCGTTACTGCAGCAGACCAGCACAGACATTCAGGAAGTAACTGGCGGTAGCCAGGCAATGCAACAGATGCCGAGCAACATCGCTCAGGAAACCGTTAACAACCTGATGAACCGTGCTGATATGGCATCGTTCATCTACCTGGACAATATGGCGAAGAGCCTGAAACGTGCCGGTGAAGTATGGCTGTCAATGGCTCGAGAGGTATACGGTTCGGAACGTGAGGTTCGTGTCGTTAACGAGGATGGCACAGACGACATCGCGCTAATGAATGCTCAGGTCGTCGATCGCCAGACTGGGCGAGTGGTTGCACTGAATGACCTCTCAACAGGTCGCTACGATGTCACCGTGGATGTTGGCCCAAGCTATACGGCGAGACGTGACGCAACCGTATCAGTACTGACAAATGTACTTAGCACGATGTTACCGAACGACCCAATGCGCCCTGCTATTCAGGGGATCATCCTGGATAACATCGACGGTGAAGGCCTGGACGACTTCAAAGAGTACAACCGCAATCAGTTGTTAACCTCTGGCATCGTTAAGCCGCGTAATGAGAAAGAGCTGCAGATTGTCATGCAGGCTCAGCAGGCAGCAGCTAACCAGCAAAATCCTGAAATGGTTCTCGCTCAGGCTCAGATGGTTGCGGCGCAGGCTGAAGCACAGAAAGCAACGAATGAAACGGCGCAAACTCAAATTAAGGCATTCACCGCACAACAGGATGCAATGGAGAGTCAGGCCAATACCGTTTACAAGCTGGCTCAGGCCAGAAACATCGACGACAAAGCCGTCATGGAGGCTATCCGCCTGCTTAAAGACGTGTCTGAGTCGCAACAATCACAAATCCCCACATCGCCACAGTTACCGGCAGACTTAATGCCGAGTTAATCAGGAGTAATCAATGGAAAACGAACTGATCATCGACGGTCAGGTTATTGACCTGTCTGAAAAACAGGAATCAGCCGAAGAAGCAACCACTGAAAAGCCGCAACCTGAGGAGAAAGTCCAGGAAAAGGAAGAAAAGGTGGAGGCCGAGAGTGAACAGACCGATGAGCCGCAGGAAGAATACTCCCTGCGCGTCGGTGATGAGGAAATTCCACTGACGGAAGAGGATGACGATCACGTTGATGGTCAGCCTGCGCCGCAGTGGGTGAAGGATTTACGCAAAGGGTTTAAAGAGACACAAAAAGAAAACCGTGAACTGCGACGCCAGCTTGAGGAAGCTCTAGCCAAGCCAGCGGAACAGCAACCAACACAAACACAATCAGATGCTATTACACCAAAACCGACGCTTGAATCGTGTGACTACGATGAAAAGGCGTTTGAGCAGGCACTGACTGACTGGCATGAGAAAAAGAGCCGTGCCGAACAGCAGAAAAAGCAGCAGCAACGTCAGCAGCAAGAGGTTATACAGCGATTACAGCAGCGCCTTGAGAAGCATAACGAACGTGCGGCCAGACTTCCTGTTAAAGACTATCGGGAGACTGAGGAAATTGTTCGACGTGAACTTCCGGCCATTCAGCAGGAAATCCTGATCCATGCAGCAGACGAGGGTTCTGAACTGATTGCCTACGCACTCGGGAAGAACCAACAACTACGCCAGCGTGTAGCCGCTGAGACAGACCCAATTCGCGCAGCATTCCTCTTAGGCCAGATTAGTAAGCAAGTTAGCCTTGCACCGAAGCCTAAGAAAGCCCCAAAACCAGAGCCGGAAGTTCGTGGTGGCGGTGCTGATGCGAAACAAGACGACTTCAACAAACTCTGCCCCGGCGCAACAATCGAATAGGAAAAGCTAAATGGCTACCAATAACAAACTAGACAGCAACGTCAGTCAAATTGTTCTGAAAAAATTCCTGCCGGGCTTTATGTCCGACCTTGTTCTCGCTAAAACCGTAGACCGTCAGTTACTGGCAGGTGAAATCAACTCCAACACTGGCGACAGCGTTAGTTTTAAACGTCCGCATCAATTCTCATCCCTGCGTACTCCCACTGGTGATATTTCAGGACAAAATAAAAATAACCTGATCTCAGGTAAAGCTACGGGGCGTGTAGGTAACTACATCACTGTTGCTGTTGAATATCAGCAACTGGAGGAAGCGATCAAGCTTAACCAACTGGAAGAAATTCTCGCGCCGGTTCGCCAGCGAATCGTTACCGACCTTGAAACAGAGCTTGCTCACTTCATGATGAATAACGGTGCGTTGTCACTTGGTAGCCCCAATACTCCAATCACCAAATGGTCTGATGTTGCGCAGACGGCATCTTTCCTGAAAGACCTCGGCGTTAATGAAGGTGAAAACTATGCTGTAATGGATCCATGGTCTGCACAGCGACTTGCTGATGCGCAGACTGGTTTGCACGCTTCAGATCAATTGGTTCGTACTGCATGGGAGAATGCACAGATCCCAACCAATTTTGGCGGCATTCGCGCACTGATGTCTAATGGGCTTGCCTCTCGTACGCAGGGGGCATTTGGCGGAACACTGACAGTCAAAACACAGCCAACTGTTACCTATAACGCAGTTAAAGACTCATACCAGTTCACTGTAACATTGACCGGAGCGACAGCCAGCGTTACAGGTTTCCTGAAAGCTGGTGATCAGGTTAAATTCACCAATACCTACTGGCTGCAACAGCAGACCAAACAGGCGTTGTATAACGGAGCCACACCAATTAGCTTCACTGCAACGGTTACTGCTGATGCTGATTCAGACGGCAGTGGCGATGTGACGGTTACGCTTTCTGGTGTTCCGATTTATGACACTACAAACCCGCAGTACAACTCTGTAAGTCGTCAGGTAGCGGCAGGCGATGCCGTATCTGTAGTAGGCACTGCTAGCCAGACAATGAAGCCAAACCTGTTCTATAACAAGTTCTTCTGTGGACTTGGCTCTATCCCACTGCCGAAACTGCACAGTATTGATTCTGCTGTTGCAACATATGAAGGTTTCTCCATCCGCGTACATAAATACGCAGATGGCGATGCCAATGTGCAGAAAATGCGTTTCGACCTGCTGCCGGCCTATGTGTGCTACAACCCGCACATGGGCGGGCAATTTTTCGGCAATCCATAACCATAAGGGGCTTCGGCCCCTTCTTTTTGAGGAGACAAAATGGATCGCATGAGTGTATTTCTTACCGCTGATAACGAAGCCGGTTATGTTCAGGCAGTTATTGCAGAAAAAGACTTCCCGATTTACGAAAAGCTAGGCTTCGTTGCATCAGTAGACGACCTGAAGCCAGCAACCAAGCGCGGACGTAAGGCGGCAGATAATGGCAACGACTCTGACAAAGGGTGACATCGTACTTTTCGCTCTGAGAAAGCCAGCAATTGCATCAAATGCGTCACTTACCGATGTCGAGCCTCAGTCAGTAGAGGACGCCATTCAAGACCTCGAAAATATGATGTATGAGTGGCAGATTAATCCTGGCGATATCGGCTACCTGTTTGCGGCAGATGGCGAAGAACCTTTACCTGATGACGATTCAGGATTGCCTCGAAAATACATGCAGGCTGTGGGTTATCAGCTGATGTTGCGCATCCTTTCAGATTACAACCTTGAACCTTCCGCCGGAGTTCTGACTAACGCACAGCGCTCATACGACGCGCTTCTCACCGATACGCTGATAGTCCCATCGATGCGCCGGCGCGGTGACTTTCCAGTTGGGCAGGGCAACAAGTACGACGTATACACAGCAGATCGCTATTACCCTGGCGACTTACCGCCAATTGATGGTGATGTGCCAAATCCATAGGTGAGTAAATGCCGATTCAGCAATTGCCGTTAATGAAAGGAGTCGGTAAAGACTACCATAACGCCGACTATATCGATTATCTGCCAGTGAATATGTTGGCAACACCGAAAGAAGTCCTCAACTCATCGGGTTATTTACGCTCATTCCCCGGCATATCCAAGCGCGGAGACGTTAACGGTGTATCGCGTGGTGTCCAGTACAACACCGCTCAGAACGCCGTATATCGGGTTTGCGGTGGCAAGCTGTATAAGGGGAATAGCGATGTTGGAGACGTTGCCGGGTCAGGCCGCGTATCAATGGCTCACGGTCGAACTTCTCAGGCAGTAGGTGTGAACGGTCAGCTTATCGAGTACCGATACGATGGCACCATTAAGACAATGGCAAACTGGCCTGCAGACAGCGATTACACGCAGTATGAGTTAGGCTCTGTTCGGGATATTACTCGCTTACGTGGGCGTTATGCGTGGTCAAAAGACGGCACTGATTCATGGTTTATCACTGACCTCGAAGATGAATCGCATCCTGACCGCTACAGTGCAGAATATCGCGCAGAATCGCAACCTGACGGGATAATTGGCATAGGTTCATGGCGAGATTTCATCGTCTGCTTTGGCTCGTCGACGATAGAGTATTTCTCGCTTACCGGAGCAACCACCGCTGGCGCTGCGCTGTATGTCGCACAGCCATCGTTGATGGTACAGAAGGGCATTGCCGGAACATACTGTAAAACGCCATTCGCTGACTCATATACATTCATCAGTCATCCGGCTACTGGCGCACCTTCCGTCTACATCATCGGGTCAGGGCAAGCTTCACCAATTGCGACGGCCAGTATTGAGAAGATTATCCGCTCATACACAGCTGAAGAACTGGCGACTGGTGTAATGGAGACTTTGCGCTTCGATTCTCATGAGCTTCTGATTATTCATCTCCCTCGTCATGTTCTGGTTTACGACGCATCGTCAAGTCAGAACGGACCGCAATGGTGTGTGCTGAAAACAGGTTTATACGACGATGTGTACCGCGCTATCGACTTCATTTACGAAGGAAATCAGATAACGTGCGGCGATAAGCTGGAATCGGTGACTGGGAAATTGCAATTTGACATTAGTAGTCAGTACGACAAGCAGCAAGAACACCTGTTGTTTACGCCCCTCTTCAAGGCAGATAACGCCAGATGCTTCGACCTCGAAGTTGAATCATCCACTGGTGTTGCTCAATACGCTGACCGCCTGTTCCTGTCTGCAACCACAGACGGAATCAATTACGGTGGCGAACAGATGATTGAGCAGAATGAGCCGTTTGTGTACGACAAGAGAGTTTTATGGAAGCGTGTAGGTCGTATTCGTCGATTAATCGGATTCAAACTGCGGGTAATCACCAAATCACCAGTAACACTATCCGGGTGTCAAATTCGTCTGGAGTAAAATATGGCAGACCCGTCACTTAATAATCCTGTCATTATTCAGGCCACTCGTCTTGATGCCTCAATCCTCCCCCGCAACGTCTTCAGCCGGTCTTATCTGCTCTACGTAATCGCGCAGGGGGCTGACGTTGGTGCTATTGCGGGAAAGGCAAACGAAGCAGGGCAAGGTGCCTATGACGCGCAGGTAAAGAACGATGAGCAGGATGTTGAGCTTGCAGACCACGAAGCGAAAATTCAGCAGTTACGCATCGACGTAGACGACCATGAAATCCGTATTACTGCAAATACCAATGCAATTGCGACGCTGGATGTCAGACTAACCACGGCTGAAGGCGAAATAGTCACCTTACAGGCTGATGTCAGCGCTCTTGATGGTAGAGTGGCGACGGTTGAAGGAAATATTTCTGCATTGCTGGCTGATTACGTATCGAAAACAGCCACCGCAACACAATCGCTGGCGTCACCTCTCAACGTGACAACGTCCTATTCAGTTGGCGGTACTAAAGTTATCGGTGCTCGACAGACCGGATGGACAGCAGCAACAGGAGCTGCGCTTCTCGGTGCATTCAACGCTAACCAGGCATACACGGTCAGTGCCACATATACGCAGTCTGAGGTATCAGCTATGGCTACCGGATTGCAGCAGGCGCGGCAGCGTATCAAAGCTCTCGAAGATGCAATACGAACTCATGGATTGATCAACTGATGATTACATTCACTCCCACCCGAAACATCGACCTGATAGAAACGGTCGGCAACCATCCCGACATCATCGCCGGGAGTAACAACGGTGACGGATACGACTACAAGCCTGAGTGCCGCTATTTCGAAGTGAACGTACATGGTCAGTTCGGTGGCATCGTGTATTACAACGAGATTCAGCCGCTGACATTTGACTGCCACGCCATGTATCTGCCTGAGATTAGAGGATTCAGTAAGGAAATCGGGCTGGCGTTCTGGCGATACATTCTCACCAACACCTCTGTTCAATGCGTCACTTCGTTTGCTGCACGCAAATTTCGCCACGGTCAGATGTACTGTGCAATGATTGGCCTTAAGCGTGTAGGAACCATCAAGAAATACTTCAAAGGCGTGGATGACGTGACGTTTTACAGCGCCACACGCGAAGAACTAATCGACTTCCTGAATCACGGGAGATAAACATGTTATATGCATTTAAGCTGGGCAGAAAACTGCGCGGCGAGGAGCCTTATTGCGCTGAAAAAGGCGGAAAAGGTGGCTCATCAAGCAGCGGAGCAAAAGAGGCCGCAAGAGCAACACAGTACGCCGCAGACCTGCAAAACCAACAATTCAATCGTGTGATGGAGCAGTTGGCACCTTACGCCGCCGCAGGTTTGCCGGCTCTCCAGCAGATTCAGCAGCTGTCAACACTGGAAGGTCAGAACAGTGCTCTCAATCAGTATTACAACTCAGACCAGTATAAACAATTGGCTGATCAGGCTCGCTATCAAAGCCTGAATGCAGCGGAAGCCACCGGAGGTCTTGGCTCTACAGCAACATCAAACCAAATTGCATCCATTGCACCAACGCTCGGGCAGAACTGGTTGTCAGGGCAGATGCAAAACTATGGCAACCTGTTAAACGTTGGTCAGTCTGCGGCAGCAGGCCAGGCATCGGCAGGACAGAACTATGCAAATAACGCAGGTAATCTTGCACAACAGATGGCGGCTATCCGCTCTCAGGGTTCTGGTCAATCCACGCTTGGAAGTGCCATTAGCGGGGGTACGAGTGGTGCGCTTGCAGGTGCTGGTATTGCAAGCCTGTTAGGTACTTCCACGCCATGGGGCGCTGGTATCGGTGCTGGTATCGGATTGCTTGGCTCACTCTTCTAAGGAGTTATCGTGGCTACATTTCAACTTGCTGGTTTGCCGTCAATGCAGGTGGCAAACCAAAACGCGCCCGGGCAGCCATCACTATCAAACTACGACTTTAGCCAGCGCCCAAACGTTGGAGTTCAACTTGCTCAGGGTCTTGGTGCAGTTGGTCAGGCAATACAGCAGAATGAGGCTGCTCAGAGGCTTTCTGACTTTCAAAAAGCTTTCGGTCAGGCTTATGCGGCAGGTGATCGGGACGCCTTGCGTCAACTTGCAGCCACCAATCCAGACCAGATTGAAACAATTCGTCAGGGCATGGGCTTTGTTGATGCTGACAGAAATCAGGCGATGGGCGATATGTCTGCACGATTGAATATTGCCGCCGCTCAGGGGCCTGAAGCGGTGATGCGAGAGCTTGCCACTCACCAGAATACACTGCAGCAAATTGGCGTATCTCCTGAACAGGCGTGGCAGACATATCAACAAAGCCCTGAAGGCTTCACGCAGTTAACAGACCTTATTGGGATGCACGCGGTAGGACCAGAAAAGTATTTTGATATTCAGGACAAGTTGACAGGTCGCGAGATTGATCGAGGTCGACTTGCTGAAACAATCCGCAGCAATAAAGCAGGGGAAGGACTTCAGGCTCGCGGGCAAAATATTACTATGCGCGGACAAGACATGTCAGCCTTTACAGCCCGCCGCGGTCAGGATTTGGCAATGCAAAGGGCAAACGCCAGAACGATATCAGGAGTTGAGGGGAATCGGGTCGTTCAGCTTGCAGATGGTAGAACAGTCAACATTGACGGAAAACTTCACGGCGCAGGGGCTAATGCATTTTACGAAGGTATTGACGATAACGGCAATATGGTTCGTGTCCCGGCAAGTGCTATTGCAGCGCCTCCAACGTCTGCAGCAAGCGCACAGAACTACGCGATGAAGAAAGACATTGACGCAATCGCAAATGCAGATGCTTCTGCTCTCGATTTCATGACTGGCATGACTGGCGGAGCAGGAAATCCGGCAATTGGTGCAGATGTTCGCAGCCGACTCACAGGCAAAGAACAACGACAGTTATATAACTCCGCACAACGTATTCAGGGAAGAATGCAGAATCAGGGCGTGGCAGCAGCAAGAGATATGGGCGCTAGCGGTATCAACACCATTGCAGAAGCGAAGATGTATTTTCAGGGGATGCCGCAAGTAGATTACTCTAGCCCGGAGGCTATGCAGCAGTCTATTCGTGAGATTCAGGAATACACCAACAATTACAACCAGCAGTACAATGTTGATGTTGGTAAATCGCAGTATCAGCAATCCCAACCTGTACAGAAATCACAGCCTGCATCCAACAGCAACTTTTCTTCACTATGGGGTGATTAATGGCTAAGGCATGGAAAGACGTTATTGCCTCTCAGCAATATCAGGCATTGGCACCAGAACAGAAGGCACAGGCTCAGGAGCAATACTTCAATGAAGTGGTTGCACCTCAGGCAGGCGATCAGGCTGAGCAGGCTAAACAGGCTTTCTATACTGCGTATCCGGTGCCGTCAGCAGAGCCTCAACAGGCACCGCAGGAAGCACAGCCACAAGATCGGGGGGGCTTCCTTTCTGACATCGTGAGCGCGGCAGCAGAAACAGGACGCGGAATGCTTCAGGCTGGAGTGAACCTGGCAAATATTCCTGCATCGATGGCTGATGCGGTTGCCAGCGCCGGCGCGTGGGCTGGCAAGCAACTAGGGTTAGGCGACGGAACTTATCAGCCCGCTCCTCGTGTTACTACTGAGGGGATTGCTCAAGATTTTGGTCTTCAGCAGGGAGCGCTAACCCCGCAAACAACAGAAGGGAAAATCTTCTCAGAAGCATTGCCCTATCTAACTCCGGTAGGAGCTGAACGTATTGCGGCGCAGGCTCCAACCATTGCCGGGAGGGTTGCACAAGGAGCATCTCGCTTGCTGGCAGAAAACGCAGTTGGATCTATGGCTGCAAATAGTGTGCAGGACAACCCTGAGGAACTCGCCACTGACCTCGGAACTGGTGTTGTACTTGGTGGGGCGATTAACCAGTTAGGTCGTGCCGCCGGCGCTGTATATCGTGGTGTGCGTGGTGCAATCTCTCCTGAAGCACAACAGGCAATCCGATTTGCTAACTCCGCAGATGTGCCATTGCACACAACCGATGTTTTGCCGCCAAACTCACGAGTCGGGCGCATGGCTCAAACAACGGCTGAAAACATCCCATTTGCCGGGACAAGTTCAATGCGAGCTAATCAGCAAGAAGCTCGCAGTCAGTTGGTAGATGAATTTGCATCACGGTTTGGTGAGTATGATCCGTCAATTGTTATTGGCAGCCTGAAGGCAAAAACATCAGGAATTCGGAAAGCAGCAGGGAACCGTCTTGAGCAAGTTCAGAGCGCAATGACAGGAGTCAACATTCAGCCAACGCGAGCAATTCAGCAGATAGATGATGAGATTGGAAAACTGCAAAAATTAGGGCAAGTTGCCGACACGGATACAATTAGCAAACTTCAGGCATACAGGAATGAATTGGCTAAAGGTGATGTTAACCTGGAACAGTTAAGCAGACTGAGAACGCAGTTTAGGATGGATGTCAGAGGAGAAAGGACACAAATGCCACCGCCAGCTGAGGCGGCAGTGCAGCGTGTATACAGGGCAATGACAGGAGACATTGATAACTCCATTGGCCAGAACCTTGGAAACGACACTCTGCGCAGATACAAGCAGGCCAATGCGGTATACGCAGATGAGGCTAGTAAGCTCCAGAATACCCGCTTGAAGAACGTTCTGATGAAAGGGGATCTAACTCCTGAAGTTGTCAACAACATGTTGTTCAGCAAGAATAAATCAGAAGTTCAGAATCTGTACCGGTCAGTCGGTCAGGTGGGGCGCGCTCAGATGCGCAACGGCATAATCGGAAAGGCCATGGAGAAATCAGGAGGCTCACCTGACCAGTTCCTGAGACAGATTAACCTGATGTCTAACCAGACCGGTATAGCTTTCAAAGGCCGTGATGCTGCGTATCTGAAGGGGATTAAGAATTATCTTGAGGCAACCAAGCGTGCTGGTCAGGCAGGAGTAACAACGCCTACAGGTCAGCAAACTATACCGTTCATCCTAGGTATTGGAACAGTAACTAACCCTGCACTGGTAGGTGTTGGTGGCGGGTATGGTTTGCTGGCAAGGATGTATGAGAGTGAACCAGCACGTAATGCAATGCTTCGTCTGGCTAACACGCCACGTGGTTCTACCGCATTCGAGAAAGCGTTATCTGATGTTGAGCGCATTGTTAACTCATTAGCTCAGGGAGCGAAATCTCAATCCTTAAGCGAATAAAAGTTTGCCCACCACAAGGCCGAAGATTAAGAAAGCAAAGTTCAATAAGTCACGTTCCATAAACCCTCCACTCTTTTAAGCAATTATAACCGACCTTAATGCAATGCTGCGCAAGTTTTGTATTGTGCGGCCTTGCTGTACCCGGAGCATAGTAAATGTCAGATATCACTGCCAATGTTGTAGTATCAATGCCGAGCCAGCTCTTCACAATGGCTCGATCTTTTAAAGCCGTAGCCAATGGAAAAATTTATATCGGCCAGATTGATACAGACCCTACCAACCCAGCAAACCAGATTCAGGTTTATGTTGAGAATGAAGACGGTTCTCACGTTCCTGTTTCGCAACCAATCATCATTAATGCTGCTGGTTACCCTGTATATAATGGACAGATTGCAAAGTTTGTGACTGTACAGGGACACTCGATGGCCGTTTACAGTGGCGGAAGTTCGTCAGTGCAGCAGTTCTACTTTCCAAATGTGTTGAAGTACGACCCTGATCAATTCAAACAACTTTTATCTACAGATGATGGTGCCGCATTAGTTGGCACGACGTCAGGATTGACTGTGCAGGAAGAAATAAATGATCTACATTCGAATGTTGGTATTATTAATGATAAATTAAACACAAAATCTTATGCATATCGTAATGCAAATTTACTGGCTTCAGCAAATAACTTATTGCGTGCTGGAGGAGAATTAAAAATAGTTTGTCAGGGAGACAGCGTTACTATAGGGCACGACACAATCAGTTCAGATGTTATAGCTCCTCCTAATAATAACCCATACACTGTTGCTCCAATTCAGTACCCCTCTCGGTTGCAGGAACGACTGTTAACATTAACAAATTCAAATGTTACTGTAATAAACCACGGATTTAGCGGTGATACGGCAAAACTTTCTTATGAACGGTGGCCTGATAACCCTCACTGTAACGTAGCGCATCTTATGCTGGGGATAAATGATAGCCAGGGAGTAGGCGGTGCAACGCTGGACGAATACGTTGAGTATATTGAAAAAATAATTAAAAGGTTTATTGATTGGGGTTGTGGTGTGGTGCTGCATACCACCACACCAATTAATTATGGTCAGAATGACGGTGGTTCACTTTTTGCTCAATATGCAAGGGCTGTAGCTAATCAATACGCTTGTCCCGTATTTGAAAGTGAGAGTGTTATCCAATATTGCAAATATAATTCTGTATATAGTGATGGAACTCATTTTAATAAATCAGGATATGCAAAGTATGGTGATGCTGTCGCGTCATTTGTTCTTGCTGGTTGCTGGGTTAGACCTGTCAGGAATATAGCTTCATATTCATCAATTCAGCCTGGTCGGGCATCTGAGGGGATCGGGTGGTTTGGGAAATTAACATCTCTATCACCTGATTACAACTTATCTTATGTCTGGAACGGTCAAGTTGGTAAAATATATCCTGGTGGTGTGCAGTCTTTTTCTTTCTTTCTTGATGCAGATGCCGCGGACGTATTTTTTACAGGTATTATTACAGGTTGCAAAATATCATTATCTGATCCTGTCGAATCAGTTGACGGATATTTGCCTGTAAATATAATGCCTCTGAAATCGTTTCCTAAAGAAATATCAGAAACAATGTCGTATACTACGCAACTCAGAAACTCAGACGGAAGAAAGTCATGGGCGGGCGCTCTTGTCGGTAGGGGTTGGAAGACTATTTATGTTAACAACACATCTTCAGATGCTGTTTATCTTAACTATTTAATTATTGAGCCTTGCGCCCCTGATAGCATAAATCAGGTAAATGGTGGGCAAGTTGTCCCGGGCGAAAAACAAGTATATTTATATAAATTCCCGTTTAATGGGATATCAAATCCAAGCACAAATTTACCAGCTCCTGCGCCAATTCCTTCTTCTGTAACCATTCCACTTCCAAAGGGAATGTTTAGACAATCACAAGAATGGAATGGGTACTACGATTCGTTTGTTATGGATATAACAATTAAATCTGATTTAACTGGAGGTAGTGATGGGATATACAAATATTCTTGTTGTTTTAAATCAGACGGAAGTCTTAATATATACAAAATATTTAAATCAGTAGCTTCTGGCATTGAGCCAACTTCTGGTAATATAGTTTGGGAGGACCCAACAACAGGCGAAACAGGTACTGGCTGGCCTGATTCCGCCACCGCTGTCTGTAAAATAGCTCTTAATTTCTCAGACTCAACTGCAGCATATTATACAATGGAAATTGAGTGCAATAACGTTATGAGAAGTTATGGTGGCAGAATGTACTAACGTGAAACTGAAAAGCAATCTTCACAGATTACTACAAAAATGATACGATACGCATCCATGCGCCAAAGGAGCAGAAAATGAACCGGATCGTATCTAAAATAATAGGGGTAGCAGCATTTTTAGTATTCCTATATTGTTCTGCGGAGTTAATATTTATAGTATTTGGCTTTATTCCGTTTAACGCATCGAGAATATTGTCTGATATTGTAATGATATTAATCATGCTGTATGCTTTTTACAAGCAAAAGAAGTTATATTAG